GGTTGTAATCCTGTTCCTTCATTATGATATTTGCCATTAGTTCTATCTCTTGTTCCCCAATCTTTTGCTGGTTCCTTGATTGCTTCATTATCATAATAGTATCGTTTGTTCTTACTTAAGAGGAACAAATATTCATGGGATTTAGTACATCTATCTCTCACACTTTCTGGCATTGGATTAGGTTTATGCCATATAATATCTTGCCTTAAATACCATCCATCTGCTCTTAATGCAAACGCAAGCATCCAAGGTATTCCAATTAAATCTTTTTCTTTTAACCCTTCTAATTTGTTGCCACGTTTGTTACATTTATCAGGCAAATCTTGCTTAGTTTTAGATACTGACTGTTTAGGATATGATTGACCTTTTCCTGGTCTATAGTTATAATAACTATCACCAATGTTCAACCATAATGTTCCATCTTCTGTTAAATTATTTCTTACCTCTCGGAATACTTCTACTAATTTTTGAATATACTCTTCTGGAGATTCTTCTTGTCCTATCTGACAATCCTCCCCTCCATAATCTCTTAAACCATAATAAGGTGGGGATGTAACACACATCCTCGCTGGTTCATCAAATTCTTTCAATGTTTGGAGACAATCACCAAACAAAATCAAATCTCTCATAATAAAGGTTTAGATCATTTAGATGTTACTTTGTGCTTTAATTCCTTCTCTGACTTCTTACCTAGATTCTTTAGACGTATATCACGCAATGCTCTTTCACCCTTCTTATATAATGCTTTGCGTTCTTTAGTAGTTAATCCACTTGCTTTCACTGGTTTATAATTAGGATCTACAGTTTTCTTTGTTTTCTTCGCTAATAATTCATCTGCTGATTTAGTCTTAACACCCTTCTTTGCTGCTCTTCTTTCCAATGCTGCTTTACGTTGTTGCTCTCTAGGAGATAATCCAGCAGTTCCTCTTTCCTTTTCAGGTTGTTGTTGAGTTCTTGATTTAGGTTTATTTGCACCTATATCTTTACGATCTTTATAAGATTTAGCAGGTGCAGTTTTACCTCCACCTACTGCTTGCATCCTTGGTTTTGCATTACCTTTTGATAATGGTGATGGCATATCAGCACGATCCTTTTTACGGGATGTGCGAATACGACCTCCTTCACCAGGTTTTCTTGATGCCTGACCTTCTAATTCTTTATCGTATGCTTCAGTAACAAACTGTTGAAAAGACTTCATTAGATATATCTTTTTAGTTATTTAGGAATCTTCTTCACTATCTTTAGCTTTAGGTGGAGTTACTTTCACCATTCCTGGTTTCCATACCAACCCATTATCATGGAAATACTTAACTCTCTTTCTACGGAGATCCTTCAATCTATTAAACTCTGCTCTTTGCTCTGATGTAAATACAAAATTGTTACGTCTCCATGATTCACGCAACTCATTTATTTCTTTAAGAACTTGTGCTGGTCTCATTTTTGATTAAGTAATTGTATTATAAGGACAGTTTCAACGTCCCCCCTTTTATTCATCATCCTCCATAGGTGTTGACCATCCTTCTTCTATCTTACCATCCTTATAGCAATATCTGTCAGGAGATGATGCACCCATATCCTCTAAACACCACTCAAATTCACCATCATCACCATAAACTTCTTTCTTATAAATTGCATATCTTCTCCAATGAACTATAAAATAGAACTCATCCTTGATCCACTCTTTATCCTCACAAAATGCTAATAACCATTTCTCAATATCAATAGTATCAATACCATTCATTCCTGGTGTGAAATCTTCATCTTCACACTCTGCATACTGTTCATCATCATTGTCTGGTTTGTAGAATTCCTTAAAAGCATCCCAATCATATTGGTATGCATCAAATTCTCTGGGAGAAGTCCACAACTCTACAGTTGCCATTTGATACTTATCAAAAGAAAATATGGTGTCATTATATTCACCAACTTCTTCACCCTCTACAATAAGGGGTTTAAATTCTGAATCTGTCATAATTAATAATCTAAAGGGACATTCATCTGGAAAAGAATAATAATATTGTTGCATTAATAATCGGGTATTCTCCCATCTTGTGATTTGTACATTCCAACAGTTTTATCTACTATCTTATCATCTTGATTAACATCATCATACTGTGAATAATGTTGTATCTCTCTGGTTCTCCTATGTTTAATATATTTTAATTCATGCCAACATTCTTCATTACATAATAATAATGTATGAATTTTTTTATGCAGCATTGGTTTACCACTAGAATATATGCAGTCAGGTTTATCCCTAACACCAGTTTCTATAGTAATATACCTAGATAAAACTTTCCATCCATCCTTAATACGTTTCTCATTGTCTATTGGATCACCCTTAAAATATACCCACCCCTCTTCCCAGTCGCCATTTGGTCTTTCCCAAACCACATAATCGTCAACTTCGGGTTCATACATAGGATTTTTAGTTAATCTATTGGAATGTAACCAGTTTCAGAAGGTTTCTCATCATCATATCTAGGATCATCAACTAATACTGCTTTAATAGCATTAGGACTCTGACCATTTTCAATAAACTCATTAATCATAACATTACATTCTTCTTTAGTAAGATTGTATGCACGATTAGAAATTAAATGATACCCAGTAGTTACTAACTCTAGGATTTTATAACGTTTTTCTTCAGTCATTTTAATTTAGTAGTAACAATCTATGTATGAAAATACCCTACCAGTATAACTGATAGGGCATAAAAAGTCAACAATAGATTAAAGAAATTCTGCAATATAATAGTCAACCGTAACTTCCAATTTTGCTGCTTCTTGCTCACACTCTTCAATAAACTTCTCAAGCATCTCATCAGTTTTGTTGATGAAGTGTTTTTCAATCATTGGAATCCTCCTTACAAGTGCATACCTCAAGTAGAGGTTTTAATTTATTTAAACATGAAGTATTAAGTTCTGGTTGTTCACCATCACCATGACCGAGGAGATAAACTAAATGTTTTATCTCGTTTTTGGTGAGATGTACCATCATAATAATTCACTATAAAAGAAAAGTGAGGGAGTGGGGCATCTGCAAGGTTTCACCTATATGCCCAAATTTACCCTATGGGAATCGCTTACACCTGAACCCCCAAACTTAATCGGGGCATAGGAACCACATATCCCTCACACTATAAGGACAGTTTCAGCGTCCCCCCTTTATATTATCCTCCAGCAAGATCGCATCCAATGTGACTACCAACTACTGCACCCAATGGAATTGCCCACCAACGTCCATCTCCTCTTGATACAGCAGCACCAATACCACCACCTAGTAATCCACCAGCAATCTTACCATCACTACAATCATTAGTATCCTCATAGACAGTTACATGCCTACGATAGTATGGTCTGTCTGATGATCTTGGATATGTCCTATCCCATCCAACATTAGGATTATCATCACAAGGAACTTCAATAGTATCCTTCCATGACTTTACATATCCAGGATTATCCTCTGTTCCTGGAATATATTCTTCTCTATATTCTGTCTTATGGCATGTTCTCTGATTAGAATACCCTGCCTGATAGTCATCTGCAAGAGCAGAAACAGGAGTCAATGCCAACAATGCTGCAAGTGCAATTTTCATTTTAATTTTGTCAATAAACCTATTATACCAGAAAAGTATCCATTCACTTGGAAGTTTGTGCCAGTTCTCGGAGTGCCACCATCTTAGTAAAGATTCCATCCATATTATAAAACAACTTATAATTCTCTGTCGTTACATAATGACCCTTAATATCATTACCATCACAGTGCCAACCATAAGACTCAACCTTTTCTTCTACTCCATCTATTCTCATTTTCTTACTGCCATCCAAGTAGGATAGGTATCGCTCGTCTAGATTAATCATAGTTCTATGGTGGTATGTGAGGATATTATAACATAGTTATATGACTTATCTATAAATTTTATAATGTCTTTAGACTTCCGCAATCATTCTTCACTATTATTCAGGTGAGATTCAATAACATCTTGCAATTTCTCAAACTGCTTAAGATGATCTATATCATATAATATTTTAGATATTTGAGTAACAACTAAAGGATTTTCATTCACCGCAGCACATTTAATTGCTGCTCTAATATTTCCCTCTGCTTCAAGTAAATGATCTAGTGTTTGTTCAGATAGTGCCATGATTAATAACGTGATGGGATTTTGTGATAGTCAGTAGGAGTATATTCATATCCATACTTATTAAGATACTCATCAAAAAGTTCTTTAGGAACTTTACCTTCCCAATACTCTTTTTCAGTGTACTCTTTTTTAGTCATGTGACTCCTTTTTAAGTTTTTCTTCTTCTTTAATACGTTTTTTAACTTGTTTAGCATAATATACATCCTTTTCACTATACCATTCTGGATGCTTTTTGGCAAGTTTAATAAGTTTTTTTGCTGCCTTCTTGTCCTTCATAACCCCCTTGCTTACACTATGTCTTCCAGAGTATATATACTCGTTAACTTAATATTGTTCTCTTTCATTAGTTTGTCTGCTTCACCGTCTTCTTGTCTATCAACTATTGCCACTATGTTATCAACAACATAACCAGCATCACGGAGTTTATTCACTGCTTTAATTGCAGAACCTCCTGTGGTGATGACATCCTCCAATACTGTTACCCTTGTTTTCTCTGGTGGCAACAATCCTTCAATCCATGCTTGTGTCCCATGTCCCTTCGCTTCCTTCCTTACAATTAGTGCATTAATCATCCTACTATCAAGAGCAGAAACTAATGCAACTCCACTCACTAGAGGATCAGCACCTAATGTAAGACCAGCAACATAAGTTGTATCCACTTCCTTTAATATTAGTAGACTAGCTAATGTTAAACCTCTACCACTTAAAGTTACAGGTTTACAATTAACGTAGTGTTCACTCTTCTTACCTGATGACAGGGTATATTCAC